TTCAATATCTCCCAAAGCAGTACTTGCTGCATACCTTTGGGAGAATTCTTGATAGGTAAAACTTCTATGACGAAGTATTTGAGCTGCTAAACCCCTGGTAGTTTCAATTTCTAGAGTCATAAATGCTTGTTCAAAAATTGACCAGTGCTGATGCTTAATACAATACTTAAGTAATCCTGCTATAGATTCGTTATTTTGGTTATTAGGATTACTTACTCTGGCGCAATAAGCTATATGTTCCTCAGCCTTTGGGGTCACCGTGATTAGATTGACTTTCATTCTTCCTAACCTTCTTTAGTAGTTTGCGTTGTTTCTTCATCATCTTTGCGTATGCCTGCTCGCCTTCTGAAAAATGCTCGGGATGTCTAATGATGTATTTAATCGCCTGCTTGGTCTTCATCCGTCATGTAATAAGTCTTAAAATAAGCAACTATTCCTGCGGAAATGCGATGTCCCTGTGATACCCAGCTGTCCGCACACTCATAAATTGCTTGAGTGGAGTAGGTTGCTTCATTAATATTTATATTTCCGTAAGTTTTTAACAGTATATTAAGGCATTCTGCTCTTAACTTAAGTCTCTCTTCAGAGTATCTCCAATCAACCATCATCATCCTCAAAGACTTCATCATAATCTAACACAGGAGTTTGATATTGAGAAGACCTATAATCCTCCTCATCAGAATAAACTTCAGATTCTAATGCATCAACTAATAATCTCAAGTTTCTAACAATAAGTTTTAATTTTTCCTTTTCCATTACTGGATCTTTTTTGTTCCACTAGTATAAAACAAAAAAAGAGAGGGGTCAACCCCCCTCTCTTATGAGATTCTGTAAGTCTTGTGCTCAAGCACAGACAAGTCTTTGCTCGTCGTGTTTTACACCCCTATACACCTCATGAACAGTTACCTTACGGCAAGATCCATGTTGCTTGGTGTATTGCTTCCCACGATAAGTGAGAGACTGCACCGTAGAAGGACTACGTTGATGGTCGGTGTTATAAGTAACACCTCTATAAGTTAGTGACATAATTTTACTCCTGAAGTAGTTGGATTTTTAGGTCCGTTCCTTCAGTCGTTTGCGTCCTAAGAATCTAATTCAAAACATGCTGGATCTGTTTGATCCATAATAGCAGATCTAATCTCTGCTTTATCCCGAGTGGTCATAGAAGTTGATTTATCCATACCACCCACAATCCAATCATACTCTTCACAATTAAGTAAAGATGTTTGTGCAACCACCAAAGGTTTGCATGCAAATAGCAATATTGGTAATGCCATTAGAAACATAGGATGAACGCTCCGTTCCGCGACTTACTTGCGACCCTAATGGGTTGAACGATGTGTTAATACTAACACACATATACTATCTATGCAACCGACGTTGCAATTCTTGACATTCCTTTAAGGAGACTTCATATCCCCCACTAAAAAGCATTGATTACCAACGGTAAAAGATAATGTTCTGCTTGTTGTATTGCTCTAGTCAATGACTCAACAGTATCATCAGGAAGAATAGGTACTACCTGTTGCTTTATTACTGCACCAGAATCCAGTTGTTCTGTAACAAAATGCACACTACACCCTGTCTCCTTCTCACCAGATTTCATTGCTTGCTCTACAGCATGCAGTCCCTTGTACTTAGGCAACAAAGATGGGTGTAGATTTATAATACGTCCAGGAAAGGCTTCACAGAACTTTTTAGTAACTATCCTCATCCACCCTGCCATTACTATCAAGTCTACATTGTATGCCTCAAAAAGTGCAATGATCTCATCTTCATCCTTACTATAACAAGAGCTTATCTCTAATCTATCTGCTCTCTTCTTTGCTTTGGCTTTCTTTTTATTATATACCATGAGTACAATATCATGATCAGGACATGCATGATGTATGTTCTCAAAATTAGATCCATTTCCAGAACACATTACTCCTAATCTCATGGGGTATCCTCCTTGATCTCAATCTCAAATATACTTCTTTGTATAGCAGCATCCTCTACTTTATATCCAGCAGAATGAAAATTGCAATATTCATTAAAAGTTATTTTCATTTCCTTCTCCGTTAATCCACAATTCTTTGCTGCTTTAGGTAAATTCCACTTGGCAGTAAATAACATCTCCATAGAGTGTCTGGTTTCAGATCTCACTGTTTGTAAGGTGGTTCTTCTCCACCTACACGATACTTAAAGTGCTCAGTATCAAAGTATGAAATATAATCCCTCTTACCTTCTCTCTCATCCAGTACTTCATTAATAAGAATCTTTAACTCCTTCACCATCGTATCAGTATGTACCCTACGAGGTTTAATCTCCATAGGTTTAGTTGATGATGGTGTCTTTTTACCCTTGTAATGAGGATCAGTAGGACCACTCATTCCTTGAGTGTCTATCTTAGTTAAATCTTTTGACATAATGCCTCCTTTGTTCCCAAGTTATCCCACTAGTAGAACCTCTACAAGGGTTTATACATTGATTAGACTCTATACTATTACATACTAGTCCAGCAAGGTCATGGGGGCATCCCACCCTCCCTGTGGACCAATACAACTGTCCACCAATCCAAGTAGCCCCACAATTAAAACAAATTTTATTATTTAACTTTGTCATCTATAAAATCTGGACATAAAAGTGCCCCTGCAAGTTCTCTTGCATGCAAATTATGATCACATAATTTATTCATCCAAATTCTTTCGTCTAAGGTAACAGAATCACTAGAAATCATGCGACAGCAAATATCTATTAATTCATTCCTATAGCGAGTACTCAAAGTCATAAATTCACATCCTCCGCTTCTTCCACTAAAGAAGAAATAATATCTTCACTACCATCCATAGTTTTAATAGCACAAATACTAGACTTTCTATACTTGTTTAATCTTTTATATTTTTTAAGAAGAGCATCAATCTCTTCCTCTTGCATGCCTTCAATCTTTACATCAAAGTCACCTTCTTGGAATCCACTCATCCTCCTCTACCACCCCATTGTATATCTGTATAAGCTTTGCCTACTACGTCCTTAGTAATCTTATACTTCTCACCTAGTCTACCATCCTTTACCAAAACTAAAATATCTGCTTCATCTGGATGGAGTCCTTCCAACATCTGAATAAACATAGTCTCCCTACGGATTGGCGAAAGAGTATCATTACCCCCTTTAATGAAGTGATAAAGATTCTTCCACTCTTTTCTAAGAGAAGTATGATCTGTTCCTATGGGAACATCATTCTTTTCATAAGGAACATCTCCCTCAGGAACCATAGAAATAGCAGTTTCATCAAAGTTCCAAATCAAAATCGCTTTAAGTGCATCTGTGGTATATTCCTGTAGTATTTCAACCTTTTTAGCAATAGAACGTTGCTTACTAGCAAGGTCCAATATTTCCGACATAAAAGGATTGGGGGGAAGTTTCTTCTTAACTGTAAATGTTTTAGCCATAATGTTTTGTCGATTAATAATTTATTATATCATTCATCCTGAGAAACGTCTTCAATATTATTTTCAAATCTTACTGCCAGAATATCATCTGCAATGATTTGGCCATTTTCATCGAACATTTCTGGATGAACTGGAATGTAGCTAGAGGTTCTATCATAAACATATTCTTTTAGGAGATATCCAATCAATCCACCAATCAATAAGAACATAATAGAAATTATGGTGGTAAAGAATAGAGTAACTACAATTAACATTTTACTACTCTCCGTCTTGGGAACTACTATTGCGTATATCCAAGTGAAAATTTAAGTAAAATTCAACCTCTCTATTAAAAAAGGAAACCATATTACCAAACTTTACTTGGAAAGTTTTTGGCTTCTCTACCCTCCTTTTATTTCTAAGTAACAATTCAACTCCTCTATTAATTTTGAGAGAGTCTTCATCGCTTTTGATTTTATTTAGAGGACTTTTTTCTTCTTCCAGGTCGTCTGTCACGGCTATATCTCCAAGCATCTTCAAGGATGCTATACAAATAGTTTCTTATCTTTCTCGCTTGAGGTTTGGGAATGTGTCCATACCCCTCACGTAATTGCTTATGATCTGAATCTTTTCCTCCTTTAATATACTCTTCCAACTCTATTACTAGCTGGCTTAATTCTGCTGCCGTAGAACTTTCAATAAAAGCATCTACCTCATACTTCTTTGTCTTCCTATATTTTAAAAACTCATAAAACTTAAGTTGCATATTACCTTTAAAAAAAGCTACATCAATAGCATGTTCAATTAGATCATAAACGTTTTCAAAATCATCTTCAGGACGTTTCATTAGACCAGATTATGCTCCTTGAGATATTGTACTGTATCAGTGCAACCCCCAAGATTATCGCCATTCAATACTACTTGGGGGAAGGTAGAACCTTGACCGAACTGTTGATAGAAACTAGGTCGATCAAAGTCCCTATCGAGTTTATATATAACATGCCTTAATTCTGCAAGTTTCAACACCTCTTCAATTTTAACACAGTAAGGGCATCCATCCTTAGAATAAACCGTGAAATTTTGGAAGTTGGACATAGTTTTTTTAAAATTTTATTTAGTGATTAACATATGTTACTTGTTCTTCCTTCTTGGTACTTGAATAGTCCATGAAGGAGACGCCAAATCTACCAATTCAAACTGCTTCTTATTCTTATCTCTTTGAACTAACTCTGCATCATTTATAGTAGCACCATAATCCGGAAGTTGAAACCCAAAAGTTCTACACTCTTCTGAATCTGCTAAATCAATACCACAATCTTCTGCATACTCCCAGATAGCAGTATCAACCTGCCCAAAGAGAGAATCAAAAGTCATTCTCTTTCTCAAATCATTCGCAATATTATCTACGTGCTCATCATCTAAATCAATTCCACATGGTCTTGCCTTAACCAATTTGTTAAGATCAATAACGATCTTGCAATCATTGTAAATGCACATAATTAAGCAAACTGTCGTAAGTTT